TCGAAGTGTATGACATTGCTATGCATGCATCAGATGCTGTATTAGCTGGTGGTGTACGGAGAAGTGCAACCATTGCTCTATTCTCTAAAGATGATCAAGCTATGTTAACAGCTAAGACAGGTAACTGGTTTGTGGATAATCCTCAACGGGGCCGTTCCAACAACTCAGCTGTTATTGTCCGTGATGAGTGCACAAAGGAAGAGTTCAGTGAATGCATGAAGTCTATCAAAGAGTTTGGTGAACCAGGCTTTTACTTTGTTGAGTCAAAAGAACATACTACTAACCCATGTGTTGAGATTGGTATGTTCCCACAGATTGATGGTGAGTCTGGTTGGCAGGGATGTAACCTGACAGAGATCAATGGCGGCAAATGCACAACCAAAGAAGAGTTCTTCAAAGCATGTCGCGCAGGAGCTATCTTAGGTACACTACAAGCTGGATATACCGACTTCAAATATCTTGGAGAGACATCAAAGAAGATCTTTGAACGGGAGGCTTTGTTGGGTGTGTCTGTTACGGGTTGGATGAACAACCCAGATATTCTACTCGATGCAGATATTCAAAGAGAAGGAGCAGAAATTGTTAAAAGAGTTAACAAAGAAGTTGCTGAGCTTATTGGAATCAATGCTGCAGCTCGTACCACGTGCGTTAAGCCATCGGGCAATGCAAGTGTTCTATTAGAAACAGCAAGTGGCATTCATGCTGAACATGCGCCTCGTTACCTACGGCATATCCAATTAAATAAAGATACAGAAGTTGCTCAGCTGATTGCACAAACTAACCCATATATGGTAGAAGAGTCAGTCTGGTCAGCGAATGGCACAGACTATTGTGTTGGTTTCCCTGTTATCTCACCAGAGGGATCTCTCTATCGTGAAGACCTTTACGCTACGAATCTTTTGGAAAAAGTAAAGCTGGTTCAACAAAACTGGGTAGAGGCAGGTACTAATGAGGACTTGTGCGCAGACAAAACCGTACGCCACAATGTTTCCAATACCGTCACAGTCATGCCACATCAGTGGAACCAAGTAGAGGATTACGTTTTTGAAAACCGTCATTCTTTCTCTGGTATTAGTTTTCTTGCAGGCTCAGGTGATAAAGATTATGCACAGGCTCCTATGACAGAAGTGTTAACAGAGGATCAGATTGTTAAGAAATATGGTAAAGCATCATTGTTCGCAGCTGGTCTTATTGTAGATACTCGTCAGTCAGGTTTCCGTGACCTTTGGGACGCAACAATGACAGCCACAATGGATGAATCGTTCCGAGGCGAAATCTCGGATCTACGTGCAGAATGGCTTCGTCGATTTAATAAGTTTGCGGACAATTACTTTATGAACGATCTGCACGAGACTGCCAATTGCCTCAAGGATGTATTCCTCCTACATAAGTGGACAAAGATCCAACAGAACATAACTCCTGTTGACTTCACATCTCAGTTAAGCGAGAAGAAGTTCACAGATATAGATACAATGGGAGCTATCGCGTGTCAAGGTGGAGCTTGTGAAATAACTTTTTAGGGGGTACCATGGAAGAAGAGAACGATTATTTCTTAGAATGTCCATATTGTGATGTAGAAGTAGAAGTATTTGTTCAGGATCAGGAATCTCCTTTGTTCTGTCCAATGTGTGGTGAGGAGGTAGAGTACACTGCATTTGATGGAGACGATGCCGATGAAATTTGATGCAGACGTCCCAAACAAATTCTCCTGGGCCTTAGCAACCTGGTGCGCAAAGCTGTCTATGCACGCGTACCAGGATGAAGAGGGTTTCAAAAAAGTCATTGACAAGTCTTACTTAGATATTACATTCTTTGACTTTGGTAGTACTCAAGCATATGCCCTCAATAGCAAGTTGAATTATATTCTGATCTTTAGAGGAACAGAGCCAACAGAATGGGCAGATATAAAAGCCGATCTAAGGTTTAAAAAAGTAAAATCCTTAGATGTGGATGGTAACTCAGAAGGCTATGTACATCGAGGGTTCAAAGGAGCTTTGGATCTTGTGTGGGATGATATTGTCGCTCATATGGTCAAATGCAAAGCAAGTAAAAAAAATGTTATCATAACTGGACACAGTCTCGGTGCCGCCCTGGCTTCATTAGTTGCAGGAAGACTTAATGATTCTAATGTTCAACTATACACATATGGATCACCGAGAGTGGGTACAGCAAAGTGGTGTAAGAATCAGAAATTTAAACACTATAGATTCAGAAACAATAATGATATAGTAACACGAGTTCCACCTCCGTTACTTGGATTTAAACATCATGGGGAATTGATGTACTTTGATTACCAGGAAATGTATGCAACTGGTTCTGGTAAGTGGTATATGTTTATGAACTGGCTTAATGGTATGTACAAAGGCTGGTTCTCATTGGCTGGTTGGGATTCATTTAGTGATCACAATTGTTCGGGGTACTACAAGTTGTGTAGAACAATGATGATTGATAATGACTGATAACGTATCGTTTCCGACAATAGTTAATCAATTGATGATGCAAGGTGTGAGCAGAAACATGCCTTTCAACACTCCCAATCCACAACAATCATTAAAAGGTGTGAGTAAGAACATGCCTTTTAATTATGAATCAAGCAAGCACACACAACAAGATTATAAATCTGAAGTTTATTACAATTACAATAGTAAAGGTGAAAGAGTGATAATTCAACAGGTGGGTCAAAAGGTTAATATAACTGTCCTATAAGTACCGGCATGTGGATTTTGAACAATAAAGTGTATGACACAACCCCTGAAGAATACCAAGGGTTTGTCTATATGATTACCGACCTTACCAATGACAAAAAATACATTGGCAAGAAGTTCTTCTGGAAACCCAAAACTCTTCCCGTTACAAAGACTCGCAAGAGACGTGTAAAGACACGCGTTGAGTCTGACTGGAAAAAGTATTATAGTTCTAGTAAAGAGGTTATGCAGTTAGTTGAGTCTAACGGCAAGGACAAGTATAAGCGAGAGATATTAAGGCTGTGTTTGACAAAAGGTGACTGTTCTTACTACGAAGCCAAGTATCAATTTGAATATGATGTATTATTAAACGATGAATTCTACAATGAGTTAATCAGCTGCAGAATTCATAGCAGACATGTTAGGAAAAAGAAATGAG